ACATCAATCATAGTAGTTCTGTTAGTATCAGATAAACTACCCATAGCATTCTTTGGTGTGATTGTTGCTATATTAACTAAATTTGGTGTTGCCATTTTTTATTCTCCTTTGATATTAATACCCGAAAACCATGGAGAAGACAAGTCCTTTTCCATCCGTAGTTACAGTTTGTGTTGAGCTTGATGTTGCGTTAGTTACTTTTGTTCTACCTGTTCCGTCTGGAGCTATTGTTATATCCCCATTTGCGGCATCTGTAAGAGTAACTGTTCCAGCATTTGTTCCGCCATTAGTATTTAAAATTAAATCTGTTGCACCACCTGTTGTTACAGTTAATGTTCCAGCACCATTTGAAGTTAAAACAGCTGCTGCGCCGCTATCTCCAACTTTTACTGTATCTGCTGCAAGTACAACATCACCAGTTCCATTTGGAATAATATCTATATCTGCATTAGAAGTAGATACTATATCATTTCCATTAACATCTAAATTACCACCAAGTTGAGGTGTAGTATCTTCTACTACTGAAGATATTCCAGTCCCTATTGCTAGTGTATCTATATCAGGATTAGTTCCATCGTTTGCTGTTGCAAAAACAATTTGATCACCTTTGTCTGATGCTGAAAAAGTAAAAGAATCTCCTGATCCAGAAGCATATTTAAATTGTACAGTGTGTGATCCTGAAGTTGAATTTCTTAAAAAATAAAAAGTTTGAACATCTAAAGGTATTGTTACAATTTGGTTTCCAGATATTGTACCTGTAAATTCTATCATTCTGTGAGATAAAACTGCACCTGTTGATCCATCAGAAACTGAAAGAGCTGTAGTTTGTGCACCACCAGCTATGTCTTGTGTAACAAACCCACCAGAAATTTGTTCAAAAATTTGTAAATTAGTATTTGTTTTTGTTCCCCATGTACCAGCGTTTTCACCAGTTGCTTGAAGTTCTATACCTAGCGGTGTGTATGTTGATGCCATAATTTTTATCTCCTATGCGACGTCACTATAACTTGTATTTGATCCTGTTGCAACAGAAGAATAACTACTATTTGATCCTGCTGCAACACTTGTATATGATGTATTTGAGCCTGTGTCAATATTTTGATAAGCTTGAATAAATATATCTCCAACACTTGCTGTTGAAGAAATTCCTGTTAATCCCATAACATCAGCAGGTGTTATTGATCCAATAGAAACTGTTGCAGAAACTCCTGTTAATCCCATAACATCAGCAGGTGTTATTGAACCTACTGCAGAAGTTGCAGATATTCCTGTTGGAGTTACAATTGGATTTGATGAAATACCTGTTTCTCCAATATCAATTGTTGCAGAAACTCCTGTTATACCAAACGCTAAATCAGGAGGTGTTATTGAACCCACTGCAGAAGTTGCAGCTATTCCTGTTAGTCCCATTACATCAGTAGTTGATAGTGAGCCTACTGATGATGTTGCAGAAATTCCTGTTGGAGTTACAGTTACGTTTCCAATCATTGTAGCTGATCCAATACTAGCTGTTGAAGAAACTCCTGTTAATCCCATAACATCTGCAGGAGCTATTGATCCTACACTAGCCTCTGCTTGAGTTCCTATAGTAACAACTACAACTTTATTAAATGAATCTCCGTAAGGTTCTTCACCCCAACCATTTCTACCCCAACCAACTGCAGTTCCAACACTAGCCAACTCACCTATTGCTGAAGTTGCAGCTTGACCTGTTAAAAGCATTACATCTGCTGGAGAAAGCTCACCAACACTTGCTGTTGAAGAAACTCCTGTTAAGTCAACAATGGTTTGAGGAAATCCTGTTGCAGTTCCTTGAGAAATAGTAGAAGATACACCTGTCGGTTCAACAGAGTAATTAACACCCCAACCGGAGTTACTCCATTGTTGTCTACCCCAACCTGATGTATTGAATGCTTCTGTTGATCCAAGTGAAGTGGTTGCTGAAAGACCGGAAACAGAAATTGTAACTTCATCATCTTGCCACTCGTTTGATCCCCAAGTGTTATTACCCCAGGTTGATGCCATAAGGAGGTCCTCCTTACGCTATACGAATGATTGCGTTACTTGCGTCTGCTGTTGGAAATTGAATTGTGAAAGTTCCACTAGTTACAGTTTTATCTGAACCAAAAGCTATAACTGCTACAGCTTTATCAGATTGTGTGTCATTATAAATTAATGCACCATTTGCTGTAAAAGAAGCACTTGTGTAACTTACATCAGCAAAATCACAGATTGCTGTTGTTCCAGAAGTTGTTGGCGTAACGCTTGTTAATGTTGCACCACCTGCAGTGTATGCAGATCCTGATGTGTTTGAAATTTCGTTTGAAGTTGAATAAGCTGTTGTTGCAGCACCCAAAGAAGCTGAACTTGTATATAAAGCTATTTTAAAAGTATTACCACTTGACGCTGTAAAATTGTGTGTACCCACTAAAATTTCTTGTTTGAAACTTGTACAAATTGCCGATGATATTGCCATAATTTTTTATCTCCTATGGGTTTGCCGAGTTAACTGGTATACGAACAGCGCCATCAGTGTAGTCATCTCTTCGTCTTCTTCCAACTTGCTCATTAGCAAACTTTTGTACCTCTTGTTTATACTTATTTTCATAAAGTGTCAACATGTCTATCGGACCTTTTAAGAATCCATAAGTTTCAGATAGGCAACAATATAATAGACCGTTTGGAAAGTTTAAACTGATATAATTAGTAGTGTTATCAGAAGCTAAAGTAGCTGGCATCTTGTTATAGTGTACTCTAAACTTGTATGTTGTATCAGGGACCGGGGCAAGAAACATTCTTCCAGATGTAGTATCTGTATTACCTGTTGCTCCTCCATACATAGAATAGTATTTAGGTTTACCTCTTTTTGAAGATTCTGTTGAAGATACATATTCTTGTAAATATGTTACATCTTTTTTTTCTAACCAAGTATTAGCACCCGCTATAGAAGATGTTGAATCATAGACTTGGATACCTCTTATAAATAAAGCACCTGCTGGAGCATTAATAGACTCTTGACCTGTTACTAAATTACCTTCTTGTTGAAGTCTATCTGCATCGATAGGTATATCTCTCATTATTCTGTATTGAGAGTTTAAAATTATATTTTCTAAAATAGCAGTTGTTAAAACATTTGAATCTGTTTCAGTGTAATTTCTTATTTGTGTAACTAAATCTGAATAACTTAGACCGGCCATTATTTATTATCTCCTTGATGTTTTAAACGTATCTTTTTTTGTTTTGCAGTTTCTTCATACATTTCAAGATGAGGATCCTGCTTTTCAGGTTTAAAAATATTTTTTATCCAATTCCAAATTTTGTTTATCATGCTTCTATTGTTACAGGCCCAACGGAACAACCGTAGCCTCCTCCTTTTATATTACCTGTTGTAGCAGTATTTGTGTCAACTGTAAAAAAGAAAAAGTTATCAGTTAAATAAGCACTTCTTGCATCTCTACCAGGATTACCAGCTCCATCTGAATCTGCTTTGTATTTACCCGTTCTTATTGTGTATCCAGCTGCTTTTGCAATATTATTTCCTGTTATACCATCAAAACTTTGTGGGTTAGCATAAGTAAAAGAACTTCCTGCAGAAGTAGTTGGTGGTCCTCTAAATCTATATGTTGTTGAATCTGTTAAACCATGTCCAGGTGAAAATACATTTATAATTCCTGATCCTGCAGCATAAGTTTCAAAACCATTATCTACTATTCTAACAGTTGTAGCAGGCTCTGTTCTATCAGGTCTTACTTGTAATAATGCAACACCATCTCCACCTACAGGTTTTGGTTCGAGTTGTGGTTGTTTAGGTTCGTACTCTGTATAATGTACAAATGAACCGTTCCATTCTCTAACCATTTCTCTATATGGAAATTCAAGTCCTGATCTATCTGAAATAGCTTTTGAATGTTTTCCTGTTGCGTACTTAGACATTATGTTCCTGGGTAATAAGCTTTAGGTGTAATAAACGTACTTGAAGCTGAACCATCCTCTGCAAGTGCTCT